TCTGTATAATGGCCATAAGTATAATTCTTTAGAAGATTTATACTTATTTATCATTATTTGTTACAAGAACTGTTCATAATATTTCTCTACACGACTGAACCAAATGTCAGTGTATTTGACAAACTCGGGACCTTCTAATATGAATTCCTGATAGAGATTGTCAGCGGAACACATAAAAATAACACCTTTACGTATCTTTGTTCCGTGTACTTCGTTATGAGCATTAGCATAGGCTGCTAACTGAACAAAATAATCGTCAATCCACTCACGTTTTTTAGGCTTGTTTGTTTGTTTGTGATCCATGATAGCTTCATTGCCGTCATGAACACCAGCTAAGTCTGTCGTCCCTGCATAAATTTTTGGATAATAGAGAGGAACTTCTGTACCCCACCATTCACTACATTTAACAAGACCTTGATTAATGATTGACTGGGCCATTTTATGGCTTTGCAAGCTATACGGATTGCTTCCGGGCTCATTGAGTACTCCTGTCTTAATGTAATCTTCTAACCACTTGTGCATTCGTGTTCCACGACCTGCGGCTTCAGTTGTGATTTCTTGTGCTTTTTGTACACCAACTCGCTTTCGCCAATTTTGTAATGCTTGTTTAGATTCTTCACTTTTAGTAGCATCTAGTATTGTAGTAACACTAGGAAGTTTCTCACCATCAGGAGTAGCATATTTTCGTGAGCCGTTTATTGTTTCCCTGAGTAAAGGGACATAGTTATATTTGTTTGGAATGTACATTAGATTATTATAGTATATTTTATAATTTAATGCAAGAGTTTAGGTTAAACTCTAAAACTCTCTCCGCATCCGCATCTATCACGCTCATTTGGATTACTGAATTCAAAACCCTCATTCAACCCATTACGCACATAATCTACATTCATGTTTTTTAAGTATACATCATGTTTCTTATCTACCAAAACAATAAAACTATCTTGTGCGTAATTAATAGTAGATTCATCATAACTGTATTCATCTACGTATTCCAAAACATATGCTAGTCCACTACAACCAGTGGTCTTGACGCCTATTCGTATACCTAGGCCCTTACCACGTTTTGTTATTATTTGTTTTATTTTATTGGAAGCTTTTTCAGTGAGTGTAATCATCTTACTTCATTGCTTTTTGTGCCATTTGTTTGACAACTTTTTTGCTTTCTTCTTCTTCAGGTTCAACTGGAGTTTCTTGACCTTTAAATATAACCTTATCACCTTGAATGTTTGAAATTTTGTTTTTCAATGGTGGTTTTTTAATCATACCATACAAATCATCTTTGGCTAATATGATATCATTATCTTTATAGAATTGTAATAACTCGTCAACTGTCCAATCCGAATGTTCAACACCACTATCAATATCGCTAGCTAACTGACTTGTAACAGCAACTAATCTTACTAATAGTGGGTTTGGATTAGATAGTTCAAATAGACGCATTATCTCTTTATGCGACCAGCACCTGCTACAGGTACTTCTTCTTCTGGTTCTTCAACAGAAATGTCATCGTCAACACTGAAATCTTCTTCACCGTCACCAGCTAAGTCAGCAGACATATCCATATTGGCAGACATATCAGGAGCCTCATCACCAAATGCATTATCAGCAGCCATTTCGCCACCTTGACCAGTAATACCGTTCAATGCAGATTGTAATGTACCTTTACTTTGTGTCAATGAAGCTTGTAACGCAGTTAATGCTTCAGTAACTTGTTGACTGAAAGTTTCACTTTCATTAACACCAATTTCGCTTTGAACACCTGATGTTAATGCTGGTAATTCTTTTACTAACATATCAGATACTTCTTCAACCATTTTCTGTACTTGGTCTACCATGTCTTGGGCTGCAAGAACAACCTGTGACTTTTCAACTTCTTCGTTTTCTACAACGATTTGAGTTCTAGGTAGTGACTGTAAGTAGCTAAAATGATCAGCTAATGCTTGTTCCATAAACACTAGTTTCATGTACGATGGACTAGTTTGGCTTTGATAAAATTCAGTAGATGATTTAGTTTCATTAATCAATCCACGAACTTTACTAAGCATAGACTTAGTTTCCGTTACGGTCATTCTCTTTGTATTGAACGGAAGAGAATAGTGTTCATTCAACGCTTGTTTAGCAGTTGATATTTTTTTGTTGTCGAATTCAGTTAGTTTCATAGTTATATTCCAAGACTAATATAAAGTATTTATCTTTTTTGTTTTATTGTTAGGGTTTTGTGTCAAATCTTTTAGTTTGCCATTTTTTGGAGTCATTAATATATGTATATAATTCATCCGTAAAACGTCTTTTTTTCAGTTTATCTTCACTTAGTTTGGATAAAACAATTAGACGATCATCCGTATTTTTAGCATTTTTGAAGATTTTGGTATGTAATGATATATCTACCTCTAATCCAGCTAGTAAATTGTCCAATTTTAATATCCTATTAGCCTGATATAGCATATTTCTTTTGTCAAATGTACACCAAGCTACAGCATGTTTTAACGTGTTAAAATTATGAGTGGTGAATGTAGTATGCATCTTTACTATATATTCATTATTATTATTCTTAGTAATATGATACATATTGAATAGCTCATAGCTATTGTCAGAATTTTGAAAAATAATAACATCTTCCAATTGACCAACAAAATCTGTTTTCATCAGCTTTTCTAGCTTTTTTTCTGCATTAATTTTTTTACTCATATTTTACTACCTTAAAATATATGTTTTTAAGTTCAACTGATGTATCTAAAAATGCAGGAAGTTTATCCCAAACAGTATCAGTTTTAATCATTGGTACTGTATCACAATCACTATACAACGCTCCTAAATCATTAACCCCATCATTGAATACACTAGCATGTTGTATTTGAAAATCAAAGGACCAGCAATTGTATAATTCATCTTCTTTTTGATCAAATAGAAAACCAAAGTCTGTAAATTCATCAAATCTTATCTGTGTTTTTTCAGGCATTCTAGTTATTTCAGGTTGACTACGTAATGAAATAGCTTGAAGTACGGTATCAAAATTGCATTGCGTATTTCTTTTATATAGCCAAGATGCTATTTCTTCATCCTCTACTGGACGATTTCTATTGACTACACCAGTAGGCGTAATATCAAATAGTGTATAGCAAGTAATAGTATAACTCATACTACTATTTAATAGAGGTAAAAAAGCCCAAGAAATTCTTGGGCCCTTGTTTCAAAAACTAATTGATTAGTTTGTGAATGTAGCTGTAGCTGTAGCAACTACTGCATTGGCTGCACCACCAGCTGTCAATCCTGTACGAACTGCCGCTTGCAATGTAGTAGCTGTCCATGCACCTGTTGGGTACACAGCCATTGCTAATGTGTCAGGACCAGCAGTTGTGAACTCATAGATATAAACTGTAGCTAATTGTTGAGTAGCTTGAATGATTAAACTAACTTGAGTACCTGTCAACGCACCAGTAGATGCCGCTGTAATAGTGAAGAAGTCTAGCTTAGGACCTTGTGGTTGTACCGTAGCTCCTGAAGTAACAGCGTTTGCACCGCTGTTTGTGTATGCTGGACTATCAAAGTTAATTACCGGTAGAAAGTCGCCATTTGTTTTTGTAAATTGTGCCATTTTAAAATTCCTTTAAGTTTGTGAGCATATAGCTCTACTATTATTTATGCCTGGCAACAAAAAATGTCGGTTTTGGGCTTATCTTCCGGCTAGATTTTGACGACTAAAACCCATTCTATCTACAAATTTCAACCCATTTGATACAAAACCTTCATGTGTTTCGGTTCCGTCTTGTAAATATCCTTTAACAGGACTAACTTCTGCGGCTTTATTCAATTGATTAACTACTGACATTTTGAGTTTATACATCTCAATCCATATAGTGAAAGCACCAACTAACCCAGCTTCATTGGCTTGTAAATGCTCAACTATCTTTGCCTTCATTTTATCAGTCATTGGTCTATTCTGTACAAAGTCCATAAATCCTGCAAGTAAATTATTCAAATCACCCGCAACAATTTTTTTATTAATGTATACAGTAAACAATTGATTAAATGTATTACGTGCTTGAGGAGCAGTATTCATCAATTGGTCTACAGCAGGACCATATTTCTTAATTGCATTCTGTGCATTCTTTACTAATGTGTTATCTAGCTTAAGCTTAGGGGCTGTTGGCATAGCACTAGGTACAATTGCAACATCACTATTATTCTTTAATTGTCCTATATTTCCATTCAACGTAGATGCTTCGTCAGTAGTCATTGCGTTAGGATCAATATACTGGTGAACTGCAATGCCAGCACGTTTTCCACCTATTAATTGTCCAACTGAACTATTAGCTTCTACTTTATAAGTAATACCATTAGGATTAGCTTTGAACACATAACTACCATTTTGGTCTTTTAACGGTTGATGAAATAACAAGTCACCCCAATAATAACCTTTACTATTTTTGCTAGCTTTTTCTAATCCAGGCCATATCTCATTAATAATAGGCCATAAACTATCACGACCTACACCACGAGCTTGGTCATATTGCACAAACTGCTCAGGACTGAATACTTGTCTACCAGTACCGTCTTTCTTATTGAACATATGCTTGTCCATAATACTAAACTTACCTGAACTATT